GAAACCATCGTCCTCGACCTCGTCATTGCCAGCGTTCACAAGCGCGACAGTCGCTGTCATTCGCCAGTTGCGGATTGCGATCAGTTCAGACGGTCCGTTGGCCGTGATGCCATGCAGGCTGATCTCAAACATGCAGCGCTGATCATCGCCCGGTGGTTTGTAGGTGCCGCCGTTCTCGATCACCTCGTTCATGAACGCATCTTTCAGCGTTTCGGTGTCCTCGGCGTCGATCTTGTCGAGGCCAAGGACAAAGGCTGCGAAGCGCTCCGTCATCATGCGGCACTCGGGGGCAGGTCGATGCCCTTGTCATGGGCAATTTGGCGGACCTTGCCGCTGATGCGGGCGATCTGTGCTTCGGATTCATCGTTGCAGGCCGGGGCGATCAGATAGGCGGGCGCGCCGATGCGGTCACGATTGACCGTCTGTCCCCGCGCTTTCTTGAGCTGTTCCCATTGGGATGCCCAGCATTCCTGCGACTGCATAAAGTTCTGCGGGTGCGTGACGATGTGAAGTGCGATGTCGATGGATGTGGTCATTTCAGCCTCCAGCTAATTCCTAAAGGAAATTAGCTGTAGGAGAACTTTTGTGTCAACATAAATATTCTCTCATAGAGAATATTGGTTTGTTTATTAGCGCAGCAGACAGTCTTTAGCGTGCAGCTGCGCCTAATGCAGCATTGCTGCAATTGTCACTTTCTGGGAAAAAGGCGAGGCATGAAATTTGGGAAAGCCTTGGTGGCTCATAAGGTTTGCTGGCCGATACACTGGTCAGAGAGACCTGTAGACTGACCTAACTACACCAATAACTTTTGCATCTGACGCGCTAATTGTGTCCATTCCGACCGATCCAAGGACAAATGTCTCGCCAGTCCACCGTGCGATATTTGGAAGGCCACTAAATTTTTTGTGGGTCTTCGCGTCAATCACAACCAGATTTCCAGGCTGTGGTTCTCTGCTGAGTTCAACCAGGATGTGGTCGCCAGCTAAGATCATAAAGTTGGGTAGATGCTCGGTAGTTGCGTAGAGTTTTGCGTCTTCTAAGTTAGAGCCGTCAACTATCGCTCGCAGATCCCCGGAAGCGTTGCCATCGTCGCGATCAGTGTCCTCAACCTGCGTCTCTCTTAGGCTCTTATGGACACCATGCACAAATGCGTTTCTTGCTTCACGATCTGATCCAAATAGTCCTGATGGGTCTATTTGTAGCGCAAGTGCCATCTCGAGTAGCAGCTTGTGGGATGGCGATTTTTTTCCGGAGATTAGTTCGCTAACGTACCCTGGGCTTACATCAAGCTCAGTGGCAAGCCATGCTTGCGATTTCCCAAGCTTTTTCAGTTGTCTCTTTATGTTCAGCGCCATTGGGTAGGTATCATGTCAAAGATATGATTCTGGAATTAACTGTTAGAGAATTTTCGCTAACAGTGAATATTCGTGCTTGACGCTGCAATGTTCTCTGTAGGAGAATGTTCGCATGATGTTGAAGCTGATCATCCAAGAATCCGGAGTAATCCAAGCAGATTGGGCCAAGCGCTTTGGCGTAAGCTCTTCCTACCTTTCGGATCTCCTCAATGGAAAAAAGAGACCCTCTCTTGATTTGGCATTTAAAATTGAGCGTGAGACATCTGGGCGTGTCCTCGCGTCCAGTTGGGTCGATGTTTTCCCAGCTCAGCCAGTCAAGAAACCACGACAGGACGCAGCATGATCGCCGCGCCCTCTCTCTGCCTTTCCAAAGTTGATGATGTTGCTCTCTCACACTCAGCAACATGTGATCGGAATATCGGTATGTCTCCAAGAAAGTTTTCCCAACGAAATAAAGTGCTCACGTATCGGCAGCAGTTTGCGGGCAGGTGGTCGGATTTCATCCGCGCAAATTTCGAGAGCCCCGAGCATGCGGCCATGATCTTTGGCGTCGATGGGTCGACCGCAAAGAAATGGTGGGCGGGTAGCCATGCGCCTTCGGGTTTTGCCGTAGGCTATGCTTACGAGCATTTCCGCGACGAGGCGCTGTGCCAGCTAAAGGCCGCAGCATGAGAGGATTTCTAAGATGGGTCGTCATTAAGGAAATCATCGTGGCCAACCACCTCGGAGCGGTTGGCGACTGGTGGGCAGCTTCGGCTGCCCGTCGGCTGAGAAAACTTTCTTCAAACTCTCAAGGGCATGACAGATGACGCCACGCGGCCACGCCATCGCCTTTCGCATCTGGCAGTATTGCCAGCCGCTCGGCTGGGATTGCACTCTTGCCGAGGTCGCCGATGCCATCGACGTGACGCTCCCGACCGTTCGGGCGGTCATCAAGCGGAAGAATTGGGGCGGTCGGCTTCGGGTGACAAAGACGCATCATCGCGGGGCAGGCGGCAATTGTTATGCGCTGAGCGCAGATGCGGCGCTTGATGGCTCCAGTAACCGCCGCGTGGTGGCTGAGTTGACGGGTGCGATGCTGTGAGTGGTATCGCAAGATACGGGATTGGCTGGGCGGATGCCTTGGGGCGGTTTGGTAGTGGCCACCCCACAGCGCGACCCTCGGCCATAGGGCGCGGCGAAGTTGTCCGACTCCCCGCTGCGCCCGTTTTTTTTGGGGGGGGGGCTTTCAATGATCAGTCGCTTGATTTCAAGAGGCGCAATCGCGCTGACGAAGCGTCGGGAACCTGATTTTGTGATCGGCTCCCCCGATGATCCTTATATGCTTCGCTGGTTCTGGATCCCGCGCAACCGCTTTTTTAACATCTATGTGCATCGCGTCTTGCGGGATGATGACGACCGCGCTCTGCATGATCACCCATGGGCCAGCTTGTCGCTGATGGTCGAAGCTGGACTGCTTGAGAAATTTCAGGATGGCGCGGGCGAGCGGCATTTGCGCGCGATCGAGCCGATGCAGTGGGTCTATCGTGATGCCCGCTTTGCGCATCGGTTGATGATGCGCGATGCGCCGGCGCTTACGGTTTTCATGACCGGGCCGCGCGTGAGGCAATGGGGGTTTATCTGCCCACAGGGTTGGCGTCATTGGAAGGACTTTGTTGGCGCAGACAATCCCGGCGAAGTAGGTCGCGGCTGTGGTGAGATGCGCTGATGGCGATCGAACGCGATATCTCCATTGGCGGCTGCCGCCTGATCCAGGGCGATGCGCGTGAAGTTCTGCCGCTGTTGGAACTGCAGGCCGATCTGTGCGTCACCGATCCGCCCTATGCGCTGTCCTCTGGCGGCTCACGACCCGGTGCTATGGGCGGCAAGTTTTCGAGCGACGTCTATGACAATTCCGGGCTGCTGATGGATGTGGTCGGTTGGCATGAGATTGGCGGGCCGATCTATCGCGCTCTGAAGCCCGACGCTGACTGCTACGTCATGTCCGATGACAGCAACCTGTTCACCGCGCATGGCGGTTTCATCGGCTCGGGTTTCAAGTTTCATGCGCTGCTGACGTGGGACAAGATCGTGCCTAATCGCACACGCTACTACATGAAAGACAGCGAATTCACGCTGTATCTTTGGAAGGGCCGGGCGGTCGATATCAACCACGGGGGCAGCAAGCGCGTTTGGCGCGGCCATCGCCCCGCTGACGAAGTCCACAACACGCAGAAGCCGGTCGCGCTGATGCAGCTTTATATCGAAAACTCATCGCTGCCGGGCCAGCTGGTCCTTGATCCTTTCATGGGGTCAGGCACCACGCTTGTCGCTGCTGTCCAGGCTGGCCGACGCGCGATCGGTATTGAAAAATCACCAATGCATTTTGAGGCTGCCTGCGCGCGTGTGCGCGCCGCTGTGGCCGCGCGCAACCTTCAAGAGGAGCAGGCGATATGAACGTTATAGAGCAACTTCAGGGAATGCAGGAGCAAAGTGCGGCGGCGATCGTATCCACTAGGGAGCGCCTCGCGACCTTTGAGGCCGCCAACAAGCAGGTGGATGATGTTCTCATCTTTTTGCGTACCGTCCAAGAGGATCTGGATAGAATTGGACTGGCTGCGGATGTGATCGTGGGGCCTGATGCGCGGGTATCGATAAATTTTGACCTGACGTCGGTGCAGTGTTCGGTGCCTGCCTTGATTGAGCCGGCTGAAACCGGGGCTGCTGCTCCATCGATGGCTTCCGGTTCTGAGCCGGATCCTATCGAAAAGACACCGGACGCATCTGCGAACGCGCAAACGACGGCGCTCGCGCCTGTAAAAAAGGCAAGGGGTGGTCAACTGGCGATGGCGAAGGGGCCCCGCAACCACAAAGTGGGGCCATACACCGAAGTGGAATTGGATTTTATCAAGACGGCAATAGATGACGGTAAGGATCGTGATCAGATAGCCAAGGAATTAAATCGCAGCGCCATATCGGTCGGCATGAAGATTTCCCGGTTCAAGACGACCGCCGCGAAAAAAGCACGTCTTGAGGCAAGGCTCGGATCAAAAAATAACTCTATGGCCAAGGGTGTCCCGGAGACAGGAGGGGACTTCAAGCCCCCTTACTCTGGGTCGGTTCCTGCTGCCAAACCGGTAGTTAGCGACGCGATTACCGCTCCAGCCGACCGCGAGGTGATCGCTCATCTGAATGCCTTAGGCTATGCGGGTGACTGGACAGCGGCAAAGGACTTCGACGTTCTCTCGGGTTTGGCCTCGGGTAAAGCAGCAGCCCTTGTTGCCGATGATCTGGGTCTTGAAGTGGGCGACGTCGTTACGCGCTTCAAAGCGCTGAATACCAAGATAGGTGATATTGGTCACCAGTCACGCCTCGTTCGCATTCTACGTCAGCGGGCAGGAGCCTGATCGTGTCGTTGGCGGTTCCCACAGGTAGGCTTGCCCTGGTCGAAATGTCCGAGATCGAGGAATACCCTCTCACGCGTGATGATCGTCTCAACAGTCACTTCTTCATGGTTTGGGAGCGCCGGCGCTGGCTGAACTCGGACATGCGTTTGAAGGGGCGCGCGGAATGCCGTGCGCTTTATTTCGATCTGATCAACATTGCCTGCGACCAGTCACCGGTCGGCACGATCCCGAACGATATGGAGGTGCTGGCCAAGCTGCTTATGATTTCGGAATCCGAGTTTAGGACGCTGTGTCAGCTTGAATACGGGCCACTGCACAAGTGGCGACCTTGTCGCTGCGGTGATGAGGTGCGGCTGATGCACCCTGTTGTGCTGGATATGCTGATCGAGGCGGTGTCGCGCAAAGAAGACAATCGGGCAAAGATGGAAGCGGCGAACACCGTCAAGCGCGTCCAGCGCCTGCGGGCGACTGTGGCGGGCCTTCAGACCGAGATGAGCAAGAACGATGCCGCGGTTAAGTGGATGGACGAGTGGCTCCTTAAGCAGGGCGTCGGATATCGCAACACCAGCTGGGTCGAGCAGGCAATGATGGCATGGGCAGACCACCGTATGGACCTTGGCCGAGCGCCGCGTCGGGGTGGGATGTGATGGAGGGTCTGAACTGTCCGGTGGACACTTTGCGGACAATTGCAGGACAGTTCGAGGACACTCTTTGGAGATTACTCAATTATTTCAAGCGGTTCGGCACTCTGTCCTCAAGTGTCCTACACGACAGGGACATAGACAGAGACAAAACAGAGAAACAGACACAGTCGCGGCAGATCGGGCGTTGTGACTGCTGATAAGTGGTTAGGCTGAGAAAAGGAGAACGGCATGGAAGAGGCGACAGAGACCAAACGGGACCGTGTGCGCAGGTTGCTGATCGATCCGTTGAAGGCTGACGGGTTCAGGTTTGCCAAGGGTGTGACGGCAGAGGATGCAAAGACGCGTCTGGATCGGCTGGCTGACGATCTGGCTTATCTGAAGGACGACGGGCTGGATGCTTTGCGCGTGTCGCTCCGCACCAAAGGCGAGGGTGCGGCCCGTTGCTTCTGGCCAGCGCCCGCGACAGTGCTGGGGCTGGCTGAAAGCTTTCAGCGCCGGCCACTGGATGAGTTGCCCGCTTTGCTGCGCTGGTTCGCGTCTGCGGCTGGTGGTGCGGCGTTGCTCGGGGATCGGCTGGTGGCTGAATACTGGTTCTGGACGATGCACAAGCGCCCGCCCGTTAAGCCTTTGGATAAGAAGGTGGTCGCGGACAAGGCGGAGGATTGGCGGCGGCGGGTTGAGTTGGCGAAAGATCGGATCGCGCGAGGCCACAGCATCCCTGATGACGATGCGCAGTGGCTTGAGTGGTACCAGAGCAAGGTCGCCTATGTCGAAGGGCTTGTCGGCAATCAGTCTGGTGTGTCGGAAGATGCAGCATGATGGCGCATGGGTTTGTCCGGTCAGGTCGCCAGATCGGGAAGGCGGCAGCAGTACAGGTAGCAAAGGATGGTCGCGGACGGATGCGCAGGCAGATCAGTATCCAATCGCTGCTTGAATGGGCTTTCGCGGATGAGTGCGCGTCGATCGACTTTGAGGACGAAGGCACGTTGGCGATGGGCTACGGCACAATAGGCAACGCCTACCTGATGGCGCAGCGTGGCGCGCTTGGCTGTCGGATTGATGGTGGTGGCAGGTCGCTGCCTGATCCTGATGCTGATCTGGTGGCTGCTGCCGTGGCTGTCCTGCCCGAAGGCTGCGGTGGTCGGCGCATGGCGGTGCAGATCGCTGAGCTGGCGCGGGCGCGAGCCATGCCTGATGCGTTCGTGGGGGTCGAGCCGCGTTGTGAGCCTAAGGGCTGGCGTATCAATCAGCATGGTAACACTGCTCTGACGGACAGCTTGGGAATTGAGATAGATTCGTCTGGGTTGCGACCGCGTCGGCACGATGTGCGTATCTGTCCGGTGGTATATCGGCCTGATGGTGGGCAGGTAGCAGCAGCTCGACGTAATTATTTGCAGTGGTGGTCCGCATTAACTGAGTTGCGTATCACATTTGAAATACACACAAATCTTTCAAGGTGGGTCATTGACGACTACATGCCGCCGATGACGCCATGGAAGAAAGTTGTTGCGCCTCAGGGCTGCCCCCCCTAGACATCATGCCAACAACATCGCTGCGCCCGGACGGTAAACCCGCTCCGGGCGCTTTGCGTTTGGGGGTGCCGATGCCGATGAAACCCTGTGCAGCGTCCGGCTGTCGATCGCTGGTTGATATCGGGACGTCGCACTGCAAACGCCATTTGGTCGAGGTTAAGGCAGAGCGCTGGCGTGAGAGCGATAAGGCGCGCACTACCAAGAAAAGCCGCAAGTGGTACAATCAGGCGGCGTGGCGTGGAAAGTCTGGTAGACGGTTGGCGCAGCTCGGTGCCGAACCGCTTTGCTCTATGTGTCCTGACTGGTCGAGGCAGCCCGCAACGATTGCCGACCACATCACACCGCACCGTGAGGACCACGGGCTTTTCTGGTTCGGAGCCCTGCAGTCGCTTTGCAAGACCTGCCACGACATCAAGAAACAGCGTGTCGAGCGCCGCGACAGCGTAGGTGTTAGTGCATTCCGCGAGCGCAGGTTGCCAACAAGGCTGCTGCCGTCCCGAGTGCCATTGGTCATCGTGACCGGCCCGACGGCAGGTGGAAAAAGCACCTATGTCAGGGAGCGCGCCGGCCCATCAGACATCGTCATAGATCTGGACTTCATTCTGCAGGAGCTTTCAGGGCTGCCCGAGCATCATGCTGACGGCCGCTGGCTGAAGGCTGCATTGGACCGGCGAAACGCGATGCTCGCTGACCTGGCATTGGATTCGGTGCGCAGTCGGGCATGGTTCATCATTTCCGCGCCCGATCCCCGTGAAAGGGCGCACTGGCACCGGATGTTGGGCGGGGATCTCGTGGTTCTCAGGACGCCTCTATCGGATTGCATCGACAGAATCGCTGCGGATCCGGCGCGTCAGGGCTTCCAGACGCGAATGATTGATGCGGCAAGGGATTGGTGGCTTCGACAGGCCTAGGGGGGCCGTAAAAGTCTAAAGTCGGCCAACAGGAGACCGGCGGTGATAAATGAATATTTTCGCACGCAAGTTTTAGGGGGGGGTATGATGGATCAACAGCATCTAGATCGGATCGTTTCCGCCCTTGGCGGGTGGCCAGACTACTTGTGCGCCATCGGGCGCGCCCGTGGCGACACGATGATAGCCGTTACAATCCAGAGACGGATCATTGACCAGGCTGTCTTTGTACTGGTGTCCCGTTGGGCGCTGCACCAGGCGGAATTCGACAAGCTGTCGACCGAACTGGCGGCTGAACGGCCGGCCCAAAAGAGCGGCGATGCATATCTGAGCGGTGAGGATCAACGGCGGGCGTATCACGAGAACCGGGCAGCGGCTTTGGAAACGCAGCTGCTGGCCACGCCGTACCAGCGGATCAGGGCGGGGCTCTCGGCGCAGACAGACTTTCTGGACCAGTTCGACGCGCCCGCACCATCGCCGGACGGACATGGTGCGAGCGAGGGGCCCCGCACCGTGACGCCCTTCCGGCCCCGGACCAAAAAGAATGGCCTTTGATTTCAGCACGCCGATCACCGATCGCGCAGATCTGTGGGTCGATGATGTTCTTCAGGGCCGGATACCATCCTGTCGGCGGGCAAGGCTTGCCTGCAAGCGGTACCGGAATGACCTGAAGCGCGCCGACACCGACGATTTCCCGTTCGTGTTCGACCGTGAGGCCGCCGAACACATGGCGGCGTTCGTCTCGGCGATGCCGCACATCGAAGGCCGTTGGGCCGATCGGGGCGAAACGCTGCAGTTGCTGGGATGGCAGGCGTTCCTGATCTGCCAGATCGGCGGCTGGCTTTACAGGGAGACCGGGAACAGGCGTTTCCGGACAGCCTACATCGAAGTGCCGCGCAAGAATGGCAAGTCAACTTTGATGGGGGCCGTAGGCCTCTACTACCTCTCTGCTGACGGAGAGCGGGGCGCTAAGGTTTACTCGGCGGCATCGAGCACGGCGCAGGCGCGCATCGTGTTCGACTGCGCCCGCGTCATGGCCGAGACCGGCAAGGCAGACGGTGTCCCTCTGGCCGATCGGCTGGGGCTTGATATCGAACAACACAAGATAAAGACGCGGGATCCGGCTGCGGTGTTCCAGCCGATCGCCAGCCAGACGAAATCGAAGGACGGCAAGAACCCGCACTGCGCGCTGATTGACGAGTTGCACGAACACGACAAGCGGGATGTCTGGGACAGCATGGCTTCGGCCCTTGGGTCGCGCGACCAGCCGCTGCTGATCGCGATCACGACTGCGGGGTATAACACGGCCGGCGTCTGTTACGAACAACGGCAGTATCTGGGCCGTATTCTCGACGGCCAGCAGGTCGATGAAAGCTATTTTGGCCTGATCTTCGAGGCCGACGAAGGTGACGATCCGGCGGATCCTGCCACCTGGGCCAAGGCAAACCCGTCTTTGGGGGAGGCCAAGTCGCTGCAGTACATGCAGGATGAGTGGGCCAAGGCCGCGGCCAGCCCGGCTGCGATGGGTGAATTCCTGCGCAAGCACCTTGATATCTGGACGTCCGTGGGCGCTGCAGCGCTCGATATGACCAATTGGAACGCCTGTGCCCGACCAAATCTGGTATTGCGGGACCACGTGAAGCGGCCCGGATACATCGGCGTCGATCTGGCGATCACGAACGACTTTGCCAGTGTCGTTCTGGACGTGCCTGACGGCAAGGATCACCTGGTATGGAGCTGGCACTTCCTGCCGGAGAAACAGGTCTTCTTGCCTGGCAACGAACATTATGCCGGCTGGCATCGCGAGGGGCTGATCTACACCACGCCGGGCGCGGTGCTGGATCTGCACATCATCGAGGCCCTGGTGCTGCAACTGGCGGGGCGCGGTGATCTTGCTGGCGAGTGGGGATGGGATCATCTGCCCGCCATGACGATCGAGCAGGCTGTCTTCGATCCGCAATTCGCGGCCCAGATGATGGCCACCTGTGATGCTGCGGGGATCCCGACGATCGAACTGCGCCAGCGTGCGGGAACCCTGAACGAACCGTTCCAGCGCTTGATCGGCGCGGTTGACGACAGTGAACTGCTGCACAGTGGCAACAAGGTGTTGTCCTGGATGGCGGGAAATACACTGCGCAAGCAGGTGCCGGGCGGCGATTACATCTACCCGGCCAAAGTGACGCCCTCGGACAAGATCGACGGCATCGCTGCGCTGATCAACGCCTTCTATCCGCAGGCGGCGGTGCTTGAGGAACAAGACGGGCCATCGGTTTACGAAACCCGTGGCCTGCTAATGATTTAGGAAATGGAATTTCATGGGCCTGTTTAATCGGATCAAGGCGGATCGCATGCCGGCTGCGGCACCGGCGCGGGTCGAGCCTGTGGTCTCACGGCCCTTCATGCGGGCCATGTCGAGCGCTTCCGGGTCATTTTCGGGGCTCGACGATCCCGCATTGTTGGAATTCATCAGAGCGGGCGGTGGCACGATGTCAGCGGCGGGGATATCGGTGACCACCAAATCCGCCATGAAGAACACGACCGTGATGCGCTGCGTCTCACTGATCAGCTTCAGCATCGGGATGCTGCCGCTACATCTCCGGTTCAAAGGGACGAAGAAAAAGGCTGATCAGCACGCGCTCTTCAAGGTGCTGCATCGCAAGCCCAACCCGTGGCAGACAGCCTTCGAGTTCCGGTCACTAATGGAACAGCGCAAGCTGCAGCACGGCGATGCCTTCGCGCTGATCATTCGGTCGGGCACGCGGATCATCGCACTGGTCCCCCTGGACAACTCCAAGGTGCGGGTCACGCAAAACCCGGACTGGTCACTGTCCTATGAGGTCACCGGCGGGCCGCAGGGGTCAAGGACCTATGCGCAGCGTGATGTCTTCCACCTGCGCTACGGACTGTCGGAAGATGGATTTACGGGCTTGTCGCTGGTCAAGATGGCGGGCGAGGCGATCGGGCTGGCGCTTCAGGCCGAGGTGGCCTCGGCGCGGATGTTCCGGAACGGTACAATGGTTGGCGGTGCGCTTTCGCACCCTAACAAGCTGTCACCTGAAGCATACGATCGGTTGATGTTGAGCATGGCAGCCCGCGAGGGGGCCGAGAACGCCGGCAAGACGATGGTGCTGGAAGAGGGCATGGAGTGGCAGCCGGGCACTGGATCCGGACGAGACAATGAAGGGCTCGGGCAGCGCAAGCATCAGATCGAAGAGATTGCCCGGCCGTTCGGTGTCCCCCGTCCCTTGCTGGGGGTCGATGATACGTCCTGGGGATCCGGCATTGATGTGCTGGGTCAGATGTTTGTGCGCTACGGGCTGAACCCGGTGTTCGTTTCCTGGGAGCAGGCGATCGAGCGGTCGCTGCTGACCGATGCCGAAGCCGACATCTATGAAGCGAAATACAACGCCGGCGCGCTGTTGCGTGGCTCGATGAAGGACCAGGCCGATTTTTTCAAGGCCGCACTTGGATCAGGCGGTCACCACCCATGGATGCACCCGGAAGAGGTGCGCGAACTGTCCGATCTCACATCCCGTGACGATCTGCCCCAAGCCCTTGGGGTCAAGCAAAAGGAAGCCGGTAATGAGCCTGCGTAATCTCCCGAAGATCAAATCTTTCAAGCAGCCCGACGTGATGGCCTTCGCCCCTCGAGACGATGCCCTGCAGTGCTTTAATGGTGCGATCATGGCCGCAGCCGGTGACGCGTTCGTCATAGATGTGTTGGATGTCATTGGCGAAGACTTCTGGTCGGGTGAGGGCGTCACGGCCAAGCGGATCGGCGCAGCGCTGGCCGCTGCGGGCGGGCGCGAGGTAACTGTGAACGTGAACAGCCCTGGTGGTGATTTCTTCGAGGGTGTCGCGATCTACAATCTGTTGCGCGACTATCCCGCTAAGGTGACCGTGCGGATCCTTGGAATTGCGGCCTCCGCTGCGTCAGTTATTGCCATGGCGGGCGATGAAATCCAGATCGGCAAGGCGGGGTTCATCATGGTGCACAACGCGTGGACCGTTGTGGTCGGCAACCGGCACGACCTGTCCGAAGCCATCAAGGTTGCAGAGCCCTTCGACGACGCCATGGCGGCCGTCTACGCTGACCGGTCCGGGCAGGAAAAGACCGTCGCGACGACTTGGATGGACGCCGAGACCTGGTTCAACGGGGCGCAGGCTGTCGAACAGGGTCTGGCTGATCTCTTCCTGGATGCGGATGTCGTGTCGGAAGATCGCGAGAAATCAAGCGTCGAGGCGAACACGCGGGCGCTGCGGCGCACCGAAGCCGCCTATATGAAATCCGGAATGTCACGATCGGAACGCCGCGCGCTTCTGGCCGACATGGGGGGCAAGCCGGACGCTGTTCCCGACACCACGCAAGATGCTGGTGAAATAATGACCATGTTGAATGGTCTTCGCACAACGATCAGGTCCTAAGGGGAAAAACCATGACCAAGATGATGAGACTTAATTCGGCGGCAATTGCCGCACTAGCTTGCGCCGTACCGGCCAAGGCGCATGCTGAACGCCGGGGCATCATGCGTGTCGGCGCTGACAGCAGCGGTGACGTCAAAGCGATGATCGCCGGTCTGCAGGGAGATTTCCAGGCGTTCAAGGACACGCTGTCCGAGAAGGACGAGGAAATCAAAGCCAAGTTCGACGATGTGATCACCACCGAGAAACTCGATCGCATCAACGCGCAGGTCGGCGAGATGCAGGCGGCGGTCGATCAGGCCAACACACGGATTGCTGCCATGTCTCTGAACGGTGGCGGTCGCGCGGAACCGCGGGATCCGGAATATTCCGCCGCTTTCCGCTCCCACTTCCGCAAGGGTGATGTCCAGGCGAACCTGAACAAGGGTGCCGATGCCGAAGGCGGCTTTCTGGCACCGACGGAATGGGACCGCACAATCACGGACAAGCTGGTCGAAGTGTCGCCCATGCGCCAGGTGGCGACGGTGCAGACAATTTCCAAAGCCAGTTTTACCAAGATCTTCAATTTGCGCGGTACCGGTTCCGGCTGGGTTGGTGAAGAGGCGGCACGGCCGGAGACCGGCACAGCCGCCTTCGGGCAGATGGCGATCACGCCGGGCGAGCTTTACGCAAACCCTGCGGCAACGCAGCAGCTGCTTGATGACTCCGAAGTCGATCTGGAAGCCTGGCTGGCGCAAGAGGTCGAGACAGAGTTCGCGTTTCAGGAAGGTCTGGCATTCATCGCGGGCAACGGCACCAACAAGCCGCGCGGCTATCTGACCTTTGCAACGGGGGAAGCAAACGCCGCGGTCAATCCTCTGGGTTCGATCCAGGTTCTGCCCGCCGCGGCAGTTGGAGCTGTGACCGAAGACGAGCTGCTCGAATTGGTCTACGCCCTGCCGATGGCGTATTCGCAGAACGCAGTCTGGTCTCTCAACCGGACGTCGACCGGCAATATCCGCAAGTTGCGCGATGCTGACGGGCGTCAACTGTGGCAGCCTTCCACCGCTGCCGGCGAGCCTTCAACCCTTCTGAATTACGGCGTTGTCGAAATGCAGGGTATGCCCGACATGGCGGCCTCGGCGATTTCAGTCGGGTTCGGCGACTTCTCCCGCGGCTATCTGATCGTCGACCGCATGGGTGTGCGGGTCTTGCGCGACCCCTACACCAACAAGCCTTTTGTGATGTTCTACACCACGAAGCGCGTTGGCGGTTCTGTGGTCAACCCTCAAGCGCTGAAGGTTCTGAAGCACGCCGCAACCTAAGGGGTTGCAGCAAGACCGATAATTTGACGGGTCGCCAATGATGGCGGCCCGTTTGTATTTGAAAGGGCAAAACATGAGCGACGATAAGAAAACAACGCCGGCTGGTGCGGACCAAACCACCAGCGCGGACAATTCTTCGGATTCCGGTGCGGGCGCGCAGCCGGCCGCAACCAAGGCGAAGAAAGTGCCGGTTGCCGGCCGCAGCAGCATGACCAAGGCAGACGTCCGGCAGTTCGGGCTCTCGGCTTCGGTTAATGGCAAGGGCCTGAAGTAAATGCATCCCGTCCTGGTAACCCCGCCAGTTCTCAAGCCGGTCGATATGGCTGAGCTGCGCACCCATTGCCGTCTCCAGGAGGGAGAGGACGATGCGGCGCTGGCCGGTTTTCTGGACGCTGCCGTTGCCTATCTGGACGGCTGGCGGGGGATACTCGGGCGCTGCATGATAACTCAAACGTGGGCCGTTGCCTATCAGGCCACGGCCCACCGTTTGCGCCTGCCTTTTCCGGATGTGCAGTCTGTCGTGGTGACGTGCCGCGGCGCGGATGGTGTCGAGCAAACCATCGACGCGGCGGAGCATACTCTATCTGCGGACGCCGCAGGCAGTCTGGTGTACTTTCGGCCCGGTCTGATCTGGCCCGATCTCGACCATGACCTGCCAGATCCGAT